TTCTCCTTAAATGTGCCTGTTCATTAGCCTTGTATGTGCCTATACACATACTATATTTACATAGTATATGCGTTTTTATTTATCATGTCAATAAAAAAGGCACACAAAATTGGTGCCTCTTTTGAATAATTTTTTTGTGCCAATTAGCCTCGTTCAATGTCCTGTAGTTTACGCATTTGTCTTGCCACTATACTTCTTGGTGTAAGTTGATATCCTTCTTCGCCTTCGTGTATGCCGTGGTTGCTCCTCGCTTTTGACCCTACGCCTGCCATTGCCTTAAGTTTTGCAATGCTTTCCGCCACTTCGTCTACTTCTTCAATTTCTTGTACTTGTTCAACTTGTGTCTCTTCTACTTCTTGTTTGTCTTCTACCTTCATAACTTTTTTGTCGCCATACATCATGCCTAATATTGTCATAGTTTTTGGATCAAAATCATATGGGCCATCTTCGTCTGTTTCTTCAGGATTGCTACTCATAGCAACTAAATCTTCACCGCCTCTTGGATCTTTCATAATATCATACATTTCACCATCTTGGTCTTTAACTTTCATTATGACATCATACATACCTTCAGCTACTTTCTCTTCTGTAGGAGCTTGTGGTCCGTAAATTTCGCTTTTTATTATATCTAGCATTCCTTGATATGGTTCATCAAAGTTTGCAGATTCAATCCATTTTTTAATAATTGGTCTTGCATCACCTTCTGGATTTGCGTCTCCTGCATCACCTAAATCATCAAATAGTTCGTCATCACCAAATGCAAAACTTATTGCATTAGTTGCGTCTTCACCACCATCTCCTAATGGAATAGGTTGTTGCATAATTCTTATTACTTCATTTGCAGTATCTAAGTCTGCTGGTAGTGCCCATGTGCCTTCTGAAATCATATTCATATTCTTCTCAAATGCTTCAAAAGTTACACTTTCTTTTGCTTTGCCATATAAATCTTTCTTTGGTGCAGGATCTTTTTTATCTACATTTCCTTGTAAATATTTTTTAACAATTTTAATTGCTGCTTTATACTGGGCCTCATCATCATAGTTTATATTTCCTAAAGCCACTGCCAATGCATCATTAGTAACATTGTTTGCAAGGTATTCAATAACATTAATTACTAAGTTACGATTCTTTGCTTTAGTGTCCATGTCACTGTTTTTCATTACATTAAAGTAGTTTTTAAGTTCCGCTTCGTCGGTTTCATTTTTAAATACTTCAATATTATCAGGACTATTTGATGCTGAAATAATATCACCTGCTCTACTTGCAACTACTGCATCTAGTTCATCGTCGCTACGTTTTTCTGTATCTTGAGGGAAATCCTTTGGATCGTAAGGTGGTTTTTTATCCATTTTTGCTTCCTTTTTTAAACTTAAAGCTCTACTGACTGCTGGTAAACTATCTACCATACGATCATCAAAAACTTGACGTGTAAGTTTTGTTTTCAAATCTTCTATATCGTTCTCTTCAACTTCTATAACACCGGGCAACCAGTTTTCAAAATAATCTTCATAACCTTTTGCACTACTAATTGATTTCAGTGTATCTTTTAAACCATAATATCTGTCTGTAGCTGCTTCAATAACTTCTTGTGCTTCTTCAGTTACGTAGTCATTGGATTTAGCACTACGGACAAATTGTTTTAACTGTTGCATTTCATTCATTATTTCAACAATATGCATACCACGTTCATCACGAGTATGTCCTTCGTTTGATACGTGTCTAGCCATTGCTCTTGCACCAGGTAAGTAGTTATTAGCAAATTTAAAGCGTTCGCCCTCATTATTCTCAATATAGATAGCACTAATGTTTCTACTTCTTGCACCCAGTTTTGTTTCATCAACTGTTTTACTATGCTGAATAATTAGTTTTGCTCTTCCTTGTTCTAGGAAACTTTTTTGGCTCGTGCCATGTAATCTGTTTTCCATAACTTCGTCCTGGTTACGTTGTGTTAAAAATTGATAATCTTTTTTATCAAGTCTTTCTTTTGTTACATTATGTGTTTCATAGTTTAACATATTTCTTGCACTAAACTTGCTGAGTTCTTTCAAAAAACCATACCAAGCATCTGATGTACTACTATCTGCGTCCTCTACCATACTATTGGGAAAATAAACTTGTAATTTATCTTCTTCATTAATACTAATAGTGACTGCACCCACTGGCAAGTCTCTGTGTTTAAAGTTAAATTCAAAAAACCTTGCTTGACTTGGATCTGTAGTTACTTCACCTTCACTGTTCCCCAACTTAATGTTTGCTACTCTACTACGTATTTTGTCAAACAGTTCTTCTGATATGTTACCTATACTTCTCATGTACGTATTTATCCTAAATCATAATAAAAGGCATAGGCTCTTGGTCGAACTCGTCTCCGTCTCTTATGTAAGTTTCTAACTCCGGATGATAGTTTTTAAGGGTTTGAGCCATACGCATTACAAGCAGTGTACTCATTACCAGGTCATCAGTGTCACCTGCCTTTGCTTTAAAACTATTACCTGCTGCAATAAAACTTTTCATCTCACTTACTAACATTTTACTGTTAACTTTTACTTTGTCTGTTTCTACTAGCGTTTTGAATTTACTACAAATACTAATTTTACTACGGTGCGTTGTGTTATATCCTCTGCGATATAGTCTGCTATTACCATGTACTTTTGGTTCACTTAAAAATATACCTGGTATATTTTCCTCACCTACTTCTGCTACACTTTGTAGTGCGGCTTCACCTATAGTATTATTTTCCATACTATAATATATGTTCATATTATCAACACCTTCATCATGTAAGTATTTGCAAATATCTACTAGAATACGTATTTGTTGAGGTATAGGGGTTTTATTATGACTCCATTCTCCTACTTGTTCTAGACTAGGGATTTCAAATATTTGTATAGCCGCTGGGTCTCCTCCTGTGCCCAAACTAGGGTCTAAACCTACTAAGTATGTCATTTGAGGATTGGGAGTTTTCCACCAACGCACAGTGCCATGTTTGAACGCAGGTTCCTTTCCTCTTATATTAGTAAGAACCAAACTATCTATTAATGTTTCATCATATATGATAAATTCACATTCATGTTCACGACGAAAACGTTCTTCACCTATACGGCCTAGTTCAGCTTCTTTCCATGCTTCATCTCTGTCAGGATGCTCCCACCAGTAGCTCTGATAACTTTTAAATCCATTTACACCCAAGTCAGTTTCATTACCATTACTATCAAATGTTTTATTTGCATCACGCCATATCTGTGCAAACTGATCTTCGTCACTGTTAGGTGTACTTGTAATAATAGCTGCACCACCAGTTGCTAGTGTAGGTGAAATACTAGTCCAGAATTCTTTTGCAATACTAGGTCTAACAAAAGCAAACTCATCACAGTATAGCAATGTAATACTCATACCTCGTCCTGTGTTGTCTGTGGTTGCTTGTGCTATAATTCTACTACCATTGTCAAAGTCGATACTGCCTTTGTTATAACTTGTGACACCTGCACGTATATGATCCGGACATAGTTCATAAGCATAGCGTATACGCTGCATAATTTCCTGAGCACCAGCGTACTTATGTGCTGCAATTAATATAACACTATCCGGCACAAACATTGCATACCATAACAAATAACCAGCTGCAGTTGTACTCTTACCTGTTTGTCTTGGCAACATATTAATGTTAAATCTGTAATTATGATAAACATCTAGAAGTTTGTGTTGGTATTCATATGCCTTGTATTTCATACGTCCTTGTGTAGGATGTTGAATATTAAAATGATTATTCATAAAATAAAACACACCGGTCTTTGGATCAGCACACTTTGCAAACTCGGTGAGTTGCTCGTCAGTATACTTCTCTTTTTTATACGCTTTTTTAGTTAGTACGCCGTCTAGTGATTTAACCATGTTACATCCTTAAAATATGTTCTTGCGGGTCTAGTACTTATACGTATTATTTTTACGACTACTTCAAAGTTGTCAGCTATGTCTTCGAACATACGCATTCTTAATTGCTTGCCTGCATTTCCGTAACTACTTTTTCCAATAGTAGTGAGGTGTGTCTTATTTCCGTACTTAGGAAAAACTCCTCGTACAAATAAACACGTATCTGCTAAATCCTTACTAGGCATGGTTCCTCTCATGTATGCTTCCGTAAATGTTGGATTGGGTAGAAAGTCAGGCTCGTCTATAAACGATCCTAGCAGAATAGCCACATATGCTTCAATATCTTCTGGTAAAGTATAACCTTCTTGTCTGCTAGTTTCTATTAAACATTCACGAAAAGCCGATACATACTCGTCCTTAATATATTTCATATAAATATTTATATGTCCGACACCCTATTGCTTAACACAAGTGGTCAACCAATTACTAATTTTCCTGTTAGTGTTATTGATTATAAACGTGCAATTAAGTTATATTTTTTAGAAAAAGTAACTGTACTTGACTGGTATGAAGACTGGGATATAAGCAGTCCTAGTTTTAGTATGAAAGTACCCGCAACTGTAATGACTAAAAAATATTACAAAGGCACTAGTAAAATTAGTTTTAGTAGATTCAATGTGCATTTGCGTGATGAATTTAAATGCCAGTATTGTGGTACACAAGAGCAGTACAGTGAACTTACTATGGATCATGTAAAGCCTAGATCACACGGTGGTAAGGCTACATGGGAAAATATAGTAACATGTTGTAAGCCGTGTAATACAAAAAAGAGTGATAGCGTATGGAAACCCAGGCGCAAACCACATGAACCTAATAGTTATCAGTTAGCGGCTCTTAGGAGCCGTTTGCCATTTTATGTGAAACATAAAAGTTGGCTAGATTATATAGATAATGGTGTAATCAATGAAACTTTATCAATACGGGTGTAGTGTAAGTTTAGGCGAAGAAGCAACTACGTGTTATGGTAAACTTATAGCAGAACAATATGGTTATGACTTTATACAATACAGTGAAAGTAGTGCTAGTAATCCACACATTGCATTAAAGTTTTGCGAAACTTACAGTAATATTACATCACAAGATTTTGTAATATTTGGTTGGAGTCATCCTAACAGAAACAGTTGGTATAACAAATACGAAAATAAATGGGAACATCTAAATTATATACAACAAAAGAAACCGGGTAGTGTAAACACTGCTAGTGTAAAAGAATATGTACTACATCAAAACAGTAATTACATACAAGACTTACACGATTGGTATCCTAAACATATAGTTGAAACTACTTGTGAATTAAATAATTTACGTTTTATGCATGTAGATTGTGTGCCAGGTATGGTTGATATATTAATGAAAAATAAGTCAAAATATATAGCGGATCATTTACATCCTAATGATGAGGGACACCGCTATATACATAATTTATTACAAAAAGAATTAATTCTCAAACACTAATTGCCTGTGATAGCTTTACTACTTTTTATTTTTCAGGATTAATATTAGGACTATAACCTTTACCATAATACTTCGAGCCTAGTCTTTTTGCATCTTCAGGGTTTTGCTTTGCCAGAAATCTATTAATCTTAATCTCGTTGCGACTATTAACTACGTCCTGAAACTCTTTATCAATATTAGGTTTCTCAGGTTCAGTGGATTGTTGGACAGGAGCCGACGATGGAGTCTTGTTAGGTGGTGTGCCTGGTCCAATTTGTTTTTTCATTGGCTCTTCAGAAATCTTTTCTGATTCTAAAAACGCCTTATAACTTTTATAAAGTTTATCTGCTACGCTTTCCTCAATTTCACGTGGCTCTTGATCCATAGGATTGTCACCAGGTGCACTTGCAGGATATTGCTTTTTAGGTCTGTTGAGTCCACCACTAAGTCCAATTAATTGGTCTTCTATGTCACTGTACTCTTCTTCAGGCTCATTTGCGTATTCTTCAATTTTATCTGCATAGTTTTCATAACCTGCTAATTGAAGTATATCAGCTAGTTCTTGAACTGGAACACTTACCATTGCATCATCTTCGCAACCACAGTCTTCTTCCATATCTGGGTTATACATTGCAAGCCTGCGTTTATCGTTCCAACCTTGTTCATCCTCTTTTTGAATTTGTTGTTTTACTTGAGGATCGTTACGCATTCTCCATCTTTGCTTATGAATTGTAAAGTTATTACTTAATCTATTACCGTCAGCCCATGCATCACCTGCACTTCTGTACAATTGTTGAATTTGTTTTTGTCTTTCTGGGCTATTTTGTTCTGTAATATCAGGATCTATTTCAATGTCATCTTCTTCGACAGTTTCTTCATTCATTCTGTCTTCAATTTCTTGTCTAATCTCATCGTAGTTTTGACCTGGATACTTTTTCTCAAACTCTTCTTTACCCATGCCTTCTTCTACGTCTTGGATCATATCTTTGACCGCACCTTCTTCAACTGGTTGCTCTTGCTCTAATGAGATTATTTTATTTAAGTATTCTCTCATATTATCCATATTCATTTTTCTTTCCTTATGTGTTTGCACCAGTGATGCGTTTAATCATGTTTTTATTTGCTACTTTTGTAGTATTGTCACTTTTTGGTTGAGCTAGTTTAAGTGGATCTGCACTGCCTTTTTTATCTGAGCCTTTAAATATGTCTCCAAAAGAATTTGCAATTTGATTTATAAAATCATCGCCAAATTTTTTGTTAGGTTGCTCTGGACCTTGAGCAATATTGTAATTATCCTCTGCGTCTTTTTTATACATGTTAGGTGCCATAGGTAAGCCTGTAAATCTATTTGTATTATTAGGTCCTCGTAATTTATCAAGATCTTTATAAGGTGTTTTAGGATTTACTTTACCTATTGTATCTGGCATATCTAATTCAGGACCTGTAATAAAATTTTTATCTGTTCTAGATACTACTGTAGTATCTCTATCCAGATATGGGCCAGTACTCTTTGGTGCTTGTGATACTTCAGGACCTGTAATAAATCTTTTATCCGGGCCTCCACTCTTTGGTGTTGTATTAGGTCTAGCAATTGGCGTTGCTCCTGGTTGTCCAAACTGTTTCATTGCAGCTCTTGTCTGTGGACCCATAATACCATCAGCATCTATTTTAGCACCTCTTGCAATCAATTCTTTTTGTAGAGCTAGTGTACTGTCATAATTTTTTGTATTAGCTGCAGTTGCTTTTACTTTGCCTTTGGTCAAAGCATCTGATTGAGCTCTAATACCCTTCATAATTTTTTCATAATCAACTTTAGGTTTTGAAACGTCAGGTTGTTTTTCAATCTGTTTAGGAAATATTTTTTCACCTTTATCACTGGCTTTTTTGCCTAGGTTGTTAATGAAGTCTATGAATGGTCTAGCACTAGGATTTGTTTTAGAAACTCTTTGAGGGAGTTGGTAATCTTGTGGTACAAGGCCTCTTTTTTTCAAACGATCTAACTGTAATTTAGTTGGTGTAATATTTGTACCAGTATAATACCCTGTTTCTAAATCAATCTTTTCATTAACAGTAGATTCCTCTTCTGCTATAATATCTTTCAAAGAATATATTGCTTTATATAAGTCGTTCATTACTTTGCCTTTTCAAACTCATACTTACGTGTTTCTAATCCTTTAAGCATATTTTCGTTATACTTGTCACCAAAACTATCTTCTGCTTTAACATCTTTTGCATCTTTGTAATCTGGATCATCTAGTTTTGCACTATACTCGTCACCTTCTTCTTTTATTGCTTCTTCACGAGCAATCTCTTCTGGATGATCACTGTTAATAACAACTAAGTGACTTGCTGGTACGCCAACTGTTTGAGTAATATATTCATATAGTTGATGAGCAGTAACTGGATATTTAAGTTCTGTATCCATTATAAACACTTCAGCGTTGTTTAATGTTTGGAAATCCATTGGGTGTTCTTGTATAGGTGTCTTTTTAGGTTTACTAATACTTACAACTTCATATTTTTCTAATGCAGTTTCAAGTGCATTCATTATTTCATCATCGCCTTTTTCGGCCATCTTAATGCGAAACTTATAAGTTTGCTCACTTTCTACAAGGTAACTTTTAAAACTTTTCATCTTTGTGATCCTTTTATATGTATGTATTTATTCCTTTTTGTGTGTATTACGTCCTAATATTTCCTGTAACAACTGTGTACGATCTATAGCATGTCCTTGTCCATCCTCTAAGTCATCGCCGTTGTCTCTTGCCTGTTTTGCAAGTTTTGCATCTAATGTTGCTTTTTTAATTTGTAAATCAACCATACGCAATTTTTTGTTAACTTTGTGTTGTTTTGCACTTAAAGCAGTATCCAACATACGACTTGCATTGTTAAATATCTCTCCACTAAAACGTGCTTCTACATTCATACCCAAGTCCATAAGATCCTTGAATGTATCCTTTGCTAAGTCTGCTATTTCGTCCATTTCTTTGTCACTGGTATCTAATTCTCTAACACTTGGTAATGCTGCATCAATTTTATCTACATTAGCCATGGCAGTTTGCAATTCAGGTATGTCGTCTGCAGTTACAGTATCTATGTTTTTAATATTTTCTTCTTTAGACAAAGGCATTTCTTCGCTAACTTCAACATTAAAAAGTTCTTCTAGTTTTTTTGTCATGTGGGTTCCTAGTTATTATACTAGTACTTATTAACTAACGTTTACCGTTGTGAAAAATATCTTCTTCAGTAACAACTCTAAAACGTAAACCTTTGTGCTTTGCCCATTTAGCTGCAGCTTCCCATTTTGCATGATTAAGAGCTATAGCAAGTTTTTCTTGTTTACGTGTTTTTTCTGTAAGCATGGTTTGAGATTTTGGTTTAACTTCTATAAGTTCAGCATGTTTTTTACCGTTTTTATCTTGATACATTACAACAAAATCTGGTACATATACTGTCCCTTTTCCTGTAAGCGGGTTTCGATATGGTATTTGTATTGCTTCACTTGCCCAATTTACAACGCTAGGATGATTATCACAGAAACGCATAAAGGCATGTTCCCAACCACTTCTGTATCTGGGTGATTTATTTCCACTATACTTTTGTGGATTTTTCATTTCATATATGCCGTTTGCAAACTTGTTACGACTAAACATCTAAGCCTCAACTTGTCTGGCAATATTTTCATTTGGAGTTATATTTTGTTCGTAACCTAACAAACTTGAACTACGCCTACTTAAATTTAAGAATGTAGGTACTGCACTTTTTAAATCTGCAACACCTTCAAACTGTTGTATAATATCTAATATGTTTACATTAAGTTCGTTTGCAGCTTCTATTGTTGCAGCAGTAAGTGCTGCTGCAGCATCAGTATTTGCAGTTCTTGCTACAAAAAAACTTTTTGCTGCTTCGTACTCCATGTCAGTCATGCTGATTTGATTTGTAAAATAGTTTTTAAAATAATCCTGTACTCTTTGATCAAAATTATCTGCAGGTTGTACTAGTGGTAAGTTTGTATCTTGTGCCATATTATGTCCCTGCGTCTATTTGATTAAAAGGTTTTTGGACTGCACTGGATTTTGTACCAGTTGTTCGTGTATCACTTATCTTATTTGCTACCGCTTGTGTACCAGGATTAGGAACTTGTGTAGCAAAGCCTTTTAAAAATGGAACATCTTTTACTATGTTATTCTTTGTAGTTTGTATCATTTCACCTAATGAAAAGACTATACCGTTACTAGGAGTTTTATCACTATTATTAGGTTTTTGTGATGATGTGTTTTCACCTCTAAAATAATTTATAATTCCATCTGTAACAGTACCAGTAAAATCCTGAGTAAATCTATCTGCTGCTCCAGTAATAGGTACTAATATATTACTTGTAGGTTTTTTTCCTGTAAGTAAATTATTTGCAAAAATAGATATTGTATCACTTATCAAACTACCTCCATTAGGTTTTGTTTGATTAAAAATTATTTCTGCATCAGTAATTGTGCCAATAACATCGCCTTGAAATAAATCTTTAGGGCGTTCACCTGTTGTTGTTCTAATTGATCCATCTATAAATGCGTTGTCTTCTCCGATTGCTAAATTGTCTGCACTTAAATCACTAACTTCTACATCATAATGTATATCACCAAATCCCCTTGGCGTAATATTATTGACAAAACCTGTAGCATACTTAACCGTTTCATATGCTACTTGCATTGTGTTTTCCATTAGTCCGCCGTTAGCGTAAGCATGTTGATCATGACTAAAGGCAGTAATTATAGGATTTACAAGAGTATACTCACCAAATTTATGATTGTGCATACTATAGATTTTTATGTTTTTAAAAAATCTTTTATTGCCTCTTTGTAATCCCCATTGTTGTTGTGTTCTGTTTGCATATTTGTCTGAGGTAGTATAACTGTTTCCATCTAAATCATATGTAGGGTCAGCATTATAATATATATAATATTTGTGCCATAAGTTTCTTATATTTTCTTTTGCATCATCATGAAAGCGTATCGTCACTGGCTGATATTGAAAACTATGGTGACTTTGTGTTTTTCTGTTATATTGATTATGTGTTTGTACATCTAATGTGTAAGAAGGCAAGTCTGCACTTTTAACAAGTATTGGAATTTCTAATTGTTGTATTGTATCAAATAGGGTAGCGGCATCTGGAGTAAACTCAAAGACAACATGAAATAAATTACTGTATTTTGGTTGTAGCTCATAGTTATTGTCTACGAAAGTTTTAGATGCGTGTTTATAATCTCTAACTGTCTTGTCAGAGGTCATTCCATTTAAAAGTGGATTAACACTAGCCATTTATAACTAACTCCTATTAGCCAGTTACAACCTGTCCAACTGTTCTTGCTACACTTGAACCAATGCCATCACCTAATGGTGTTTGAACTGCATTGTCAAATCTTACACTAAGAGTAATCTGTGCTGGTTCTTGTGATGCGTAGTCTAAATCATTGTAGTTTACATTGGCTATAAAACAACCATATAGTTCCCAAGTTTCAAGAACGTTAGGAGTACTAGCACCGTTGCCACCATCTAATATTTCAAAACGTGTAATAAACTTATAGTCTATACCTGAAGCTGCACTTGATTGTTCCATAAAATCAAATTGCTTCTGTACTTGCTCGCCTGTAAGTTTTGAAACTGCACCGTTTACATCATCACGTAAGTTTACTGTAATTGGATCCCAAGTGTGTTTGCCTACTAAGTATACTTTACTATTGTAGATATCAATCATGTTCTCTTCAAATGTAACTGCTGGACGAGTTATATTCATTATTTGTTTTGTCATTTCAGTTCTAGGTGTGCTTACACCAAAGTTTTCAAAACTCGCTCTAAAACGATATTTTAGTTTTGGCATTAACAAGCCTTGGCTTGCTGCACTCTGGTCACCGTCAATAGGTACTGTAAACTTTGTTAATGATGAAACTGACATTTCATTCTGCTCCTAATCTAATTATAAAAGTATTTATCAGTTTTTTGTCATAAAAAATGGGGGTATAAACCCCCATTGTATTTTTTTATATTTTTTAAACTGTGCTTGAAGCTGCTACGTTTCCGCTTGCAATTTCACCAGTATTCTTTAATCTTATTGGAATAAAGATAAATTCTGCTGATTTTACAGGTTCAATAGCAACGTCTACATATAATTCATTACGATCAATTCTATCTGATGTATTATTTGTATCATCACATACTACCAAATAATCATAAACACCACGCTTTGCAACTAAATCATTAAGTGTTTGTTCAATTTGTTGCTTAATTTCGTCTCTTGTTATTTTATCATTTGGTTCAAATACGAAGCCTGTAGCAATTGTCTGTAACTGTCGTCTTAAATACCCTGTCAATCTTGATATATTAATACGATCTAATGCACTTGTAGTTGCAGCTCTTGTTTTGTTTCCATAGTTTAGTATTCCACTACCTTGGAAAAATGCTATTGGATTAACTCTATTTGTGTATAGTGTGTCTCTTACACTTTCACGAATATTGTCATTTATAAATGCACCAGTAGTTGCACTTATGTACCCAATACTTGCAACATTATCTATTAGACCACGTCTTGTACCAGCTGGTGCAAACCAAGGGAAACTAATATCGTCACTTCTTGCAATTGTTCTTAGTATTGCATGACTTGCTGGAACAACAATTGTGTTATTATTAAGATCATTTGTTGTTGCACTTGGGTAAAATACAGCCAAGTATGGATCACTTGTTACTAATCCATCTTCGTTATTATCAGAAGCTGCCGCAACATTTGTAGCCCAGTTTTCTATAGCAGTACTTGTTGCAGCTAATCTCATTGGGCTATCGCCTACAACAAAAGCAGTCTGTCGTCTATCATTATTTAGACTGACCATATTGCTTATAAGTTCTGGATATCCAGGTGCTGCAATTATGTTAAATGTTCTTGCATCTTCACGTAATTCTGCACTAGCATCTACGGCACTCTTCATTGCATTTACAACTACTGTTCTTACTGCTTTGCGTCCAAATGTACTTCCGCTACTTGTAACCCATGCATCCTTTTCAGTAGGCAGTGTAGGATATAATGTAGTATCACTAAAGTTTGTTCTACTAAAATAATCTGATTTAAATTGTTTTACACCATATGTACTACGTCTTGTGTTGAAAAGTAGTATTCCACGTGGATAAACACTAGGATCAGGTCTATCAATATCTACATAATCACTTGTTAGTAATGTTTTAGTTGTTGGGATTGTACCAGTGACAACATCTGTTGTGCCGTCACCTATAAAACGTGCATCACCAAAAATTATTCCATTTTCAGTTGTAGCATCTGTCTTATCTATAGCAACCCATTTTGCTTCACCGTCTACAGTCTGACGTCTGTAAAGTGCTGGATAATTTTCTAAGTCACTTGTGTCAATCCATAAATCACCATTTACTAGCACACTATCATCACTTTGTAAAGTAGGAGCAGTAGTGCTAAAAATTACACCGTTTGGATCTGTATCACCTAATGCAAATCCTCTTGTATCTGTAATGTTTTGGTATCCTTGCCATGTTGTTCCATTATGTATCATAATGTCTGCTTCAAAGCCACCTGCATACCAGTATGTATCTGCATCTGGATTTGCACTTGGAGCACTTGTACTTGCAGTATATGTAGGAGCAATCCAGTTACTTGCTATTAAATCACTATTATTACCTGCTCTTACTTGTCCTGTTGTAATACTTGTAGTAATACCTGCATCTGTTAAAGGAGTGCCTGATGTATCTTTAAGAATTATCACTCCACCTAAACTGTGAGAAATTACTAAGTATCCACCTGTGTCTACACTTGCACTTACATTACTTACATTTGCGGCATTTATATCACTTGCCATATCTGCTAATGATGTACCACTTAATGTTACTGTAACTGCAGTGCTAAGTGTTGTACTGTTTGCTGCACTAGCCTGTATTGTAAAAGTTTCACTTGAAGTAAGCGGATTTGCACTATTAACTAAACCAGTAATACTTGTTGCCCCTGTACTATATCTTTGAAACAATTTATATGTAACAGTATCGTTTTCTGTAACATCATATTGAATATAATAACTTCCTGTACTAATATCTTTGCCACCTGTAGTATCTAAATTCTTAAGTGCAGTTTGATCATTTTCGTATGCTGGTGCAGTACTTGAAACAAAAGCTGCAGTAGCAGTATTATATGCACTTATATCTGCTAAAAATCCTAAGTTACTTTGAGTTGTCTTTACCCAAACACTACCTGATGGACGTGGTGTTGTATCTGTTGATTTCCATGCTGGAACTGTATAGTGTGGATCTTGTGCAATCAATGGTCTTGCATAAGTTCCTGCAGTTAGGCCTGCATCAGTAAGTATTGTGCCACTTGCATTTGCTAAAACAATTTTACCATCTGCAACACTGTCTACACCTACTGCAGCACTGTTAGCAAAAATTTCAATTTTATTACTGTGTACTGCTGCAGTAACACCTGTAATACTTGCATTGTTTATACTTGTTGCTAGTTCAGCAACTGTACTACCAACCATTGTTACTGTTGTGCCGTTAATTGTAATACTATCACCATTTGTAAATCTTGGACTTGCTATTGTACCTGCAATAGTAGCATGAGCTATTTGCCAACTTGCACTTCCTACTAATACCCAAGCATTACTTCTGTTTTTATAATACACAGGATTACTTGTATTTGTAGCGACTAGTGCATAATCACCAATAGCACCAATTGAAGTTTTTGGAACACCACCTGTTAAATCAGTTGTGCTTGTAATTACTGTTGGAATTTTATTTGTAAAAGCGCCTGTACTCTGGTTCCATTCAAATATTCCCCAACGTGTATCTGCACTCACGTCCCACCATACTGTATTATTTGTTGGATTTCCTGTTGGACGGTTAGTGCTACTAGCAAGTTGTGCTAAATCTATATCTGCTCTTGTAACATATGCTCGGTTGCTTACTCCTAATAAACTGTAAGCTGCCATTAATCCATACTCATTCAACTCATATCCATTTATAGGAGTACCTGCAGTTGTGTTATAAAAAGTTGGATTTCCAAATGTTGCAGTAAGTTCTCTTTGACTTCCTATTAAATAAGTCTTGCCTGCGTTTGATGAAGTAGTTCCTGCTGCAGTGCCTGTACCTGTTCCACTTGTTTTATTCTCTGCAGTTGCAATAACAATTGCTGCTACTGTGCCTGCTGTTGATGGTGTGTAATTACTTTCATCTATAACTGTAACTTCTACACCAGGTGATATTAGTGCCATGTTCTCTTTCCTTTTAAAAGGTATTTCATATACTGTTATTTATCCACACACCCTCTAAATAACCTATTTTGCAAAATCCCTTTTAAGGTATGAGTAAATATACGCATGAGAGCTAGTTGTGAACAATGCGGACAACGTCCTAAAGCAGTAAACTATATAAAGGATGGTAAGAAGTATTATAGAAAGAAATGTGAACAGTGTTTAAAATTATATAAACCTGTTAAACCATTATGGGTAGATAGTGGATACAAGGTAAAAAGAAAATGTGAGGCTTGTGGTTTTAAACCAAGTTTAAGAAGTCAAGTCACTGTGTTTTATATAGATGGAAACTTGAAAAATGTTAGCAACCGTAATCTGAAAACTGTATGCCTGAATTGTAATCAGGAGTTAATAAACTTTGGGTGGAACCGAGGTGACTTAACACCTGATGTTTAAGAGTTTCGATTGAACTGTTATTATCAATAGTAACTGTAAACTCCTCTTCACGTCTAGCCCATTTCCATTCACTTGCATGTACTTCAGGAAAAACAACTTTCATGGGATTGCTTAGTTCCTCACTAGAATTTGATTCATTACAATTAATTGCAGTTTCCCACCATAGTGGAACATTACCACGTCTAACTTGCCAAACTTGGCCACCGATATCACGTATCATGTTTTGTTCATTTGAAAATCTTACATCTGGTATGACATAGTTGCCAGGATTTTGTAGTAATTCTTTTTTTAGTAAACTAACCCATACACCATCGTAGAAACCATCTCTCATACAATCTGTACCAAACTCTTGTAGTACTAAACGTGGTGTAATTGTTCTGCCAGTTTCAGCAGTCCAAAATTCATCAGGTTGCTCTCGCCAGGTTCTGCTTTCATCAGTATCGCCTTCAAGCATTGATCTATCCCAACCAAACACAGTAGCAACACCATCTTTTAATTTATCAGCGAAACTAACTTTTTTAAAACCTTGTTCTACAAGTATATCAGCAACTGTTCCTTTTCCAGAACCAATTAATCCGCATATTCCTATTATCATTCAAGCCTCTCAACAACTATATTTTATAGTAACATAGATTTAAGAAATGTCAACCTATTATAAATGAAAGTGGATCTGATCCATCTACATAATTACGTAGTTCTTCATCCAATTTGTCAAGTTCTACTTGAGCTTCTGCTTTTAATGCATCGCCATTTAAACTTGTACCACCTTGAGGTCCAGCAATAGTACTAAACTTACTACGTGCTTCACCTAGTGTGTATTTTGCAAGTGCAAGTGCATAATCTTGAATCCAAGGACCAGAGTGTCTATCTTCAAGTAATCTACTTTCGGGACGTAAGTTATATGTCCAAAGAACTATTTGTTCACCGTCTGCACTAAACTTACGGAGTAGTGTAATCTTTTTAGTTACAGGATTAAATTCAAAATTTATGAATCCACCAAATAATCTTGCACTCAGTTCTTGATACTGATAATACATTTCATATGTAGCCATTCCACCTATTCTACCGCTTTGTAGCAAGTAAGTATTTTGGAATGCCGCCTCAAATGGTTCAAATTGTGTTCCAGTATCACTACTGCCACTTCCTACACTACGTCTAAATGCTTGACGTACTTCTTCTATTTCATCAGGTAGTGTATATTCCTGTTGTTCTTTAACAACACTTAAAAACACATATGAACTTTCATATGCATTTTGACTACGTTGCCTAAAACGTTTTATTGATTTATCAATTACGTTATCATAATGATCTGGGTCAAGTTCGACATCTACCATGCCATCGCCTAAACGAAAGCGGATGTAATCTACCGTGTCTGCTCTTAAACTTGCTAGTGTTGCCATTAGTGTATCCTTGTATATACACTATTTATTAATTAATGACTGCCTTAAGTATTACTGTGTCGTTGTTAATTCTACCATTAAGTTTAGTTTCAACACCTTTAATGTTTAATAAAAATTTACGTAATTGTACTTTGCCACTTTTATTAAATTCTGCAAGTTGTTGTTCAGGTTTTCTTAATGTCTTGGCAATACTTTCGTTTTCATTAAAGAACTGTATTGTCGTACCTTTTACCTGTAAGGTTTGATGTTCTTCTGAAATGTACTTTCCAATTTTTCTTGTTTTAATATTAAATACCCAGAGTTCATTGCATCCTATTATATCAGCAGGATTTATACTGGCAACTTTATACTTTTCATTTGATTTACAGTATTTCATTTTAGCGACTAATTTTTCTGCACTCTTAGGTTTGGGTGACCTTGTTTTTCTTGTTGCTTTACTTTCTGCTGTGATTAAATCACATGCACCTACAATACCCTGAAACAGTTCTACTGCTTTTTTAATATCTGCTTTATCTAGATGCGAGTAACCTTCTTTAAGTTGTTCGTCTTGTTCACTTACAGGCTTTTGTAACATTAGATATTCACCTAATATGCCTTCATAGTAACTACGAATATGTCTTGCATGTGCTTGGTTAACTTGCATTGTTCTGAAAAATTTTACACTATCAAACTTTTTAAAGGCTTTAGGGTCTTCAATAAACGTATCTATTTGTTCTTCTATTTCTGCAATAATATTACCACTTGCTTCTTTTATACGTTCTTGTATACTAGGAACATATACATTTTTGGGTTTAGAGTCCTCAACTGCACGTACTTCTTCTACAATTGTTAGCCCTTGCTTGTATAATTTATCAAAATAGTTTTCTGTGTAACAAGTAATGTCTTCAGAGGCAACTTGATCATTTGCTACCCAATTACAATAAGAA